ACCTCTACATTAGATTCTTCCTTTAAACTATCAGTTCCACTAAATCCTCTAATACATCCAGTGAAAGAATTGGTAGTAATGCCAGTATATGTTATAATTTCATCATTGATTTTCAGTAGACCATAAGACTGAGGCCAACCTTTGGTTGATTCTACATAAATGGTCTCGTCAAAAAATTCTATGTCTTGTGTAAGAGTTGTAGAAGCAATTAAATTCTCAGAATTAAAGGCAGAAATATTTTTATAATCCGCTAAGTTCTCTGCAAGATCTACTACCCCACCCTGAAACTCTTGGGAATAATAATATTGCTTTAAAAATTGTGAAAAGTTTGGATTATCTTCTAAAATAAATTCTGGGATTTGATTATCAACTAAATCACTAATTTTTACTAGCTTCTGATTTTCTACCATCTTAACTTCTTATTTTAGTTCCAGTGGAATGACTTGATTCTGGGTTAAATCTGCTTCCTGAAGCATTTTCTCCAGAAGAGATGATATCTTTCACCATGTTTAATGAACTCTTACCAATATCTAATTTCAAATAGATTGATTTTTTAGCAACAACATCATTTGAATATGGAGTTGCTTCAATCTCAATTATATTGTTTGGAAGAGCAGTAGAAGATACATTTATATTATCTATATTGATTTCTCCAGTGATATAATCAACAACACCAACATCTTGCTGTTCAGTTGATTCCTTTTCTCCATCAACAGAGAATAGATATAATCTTCCAGTCTTTAGATCTGAGTTTGGAATATCTCCTAGGTACACTTTTCTGGATAATCCATTTACAAAGAATCCAGAACTTCTAATATTATATCCTGATGGAGATACAAAAAATCTGTTCTCATAACAAACAATGTATTGAGTTGGTTCTCCAATAATAACCCCAACATTTCTTCTGATTCTAACTTTAGTTATATTTGAGGTTACTGAAGTATTGGTTGAGTCAATGATTCTAACTGATTTACTATACTTAAATCTTCCACCAAACTTATTCAGGTCTGATGAATTTGCATAAGTTTGTAGTGAATTTGAGATCTGTGTTTTGAGATCACTTGGAGCACCAATAAAATTAGAGTTATAATAGATTGTAGAGTCTAATTCAACATACAAAACATTAATGTCAACAAAGTTTGGTTGAATTCCTGCTATGCTATACTTTTTGAGTGATGTTAAAAGAGATTCTTTAGTTTGTTCTGAAAGATAATCTGAATTTTTTGGTTTTGCTGCTATGAATACCTTACCAAATTGTGGTGGACTCAACTCTTCGCCACCATATGCAGTAACTGATTCAATGTTTGGATAGATGGATGGTAAAAGTGCCTCATAGTCTGCTGCTGTGACTGCTCTGTACTGTGTTGAGTACATTCTTGGGGCATAGTATCTAACTGATTCAAGTGATTGAATGTCATCCCCATTGTTTGCTGCTTCAGTTGTAATCAGAACACCAACATTGGTTCCAAGGTCTGCTCCTGTGTCTGATAGAACAGTGCCAGAGAATACAAAGTCTGTAGCACCATTTCCATCCTTACCATTAGTGGTAATGTAGGTTGCAGTGACTTGATTGTTGTTTACTAACTTCTTACCAAAGATTCCATCTCCAAAGAACAATTCATATTTCTCATCAGATATTTCTTGGATCAGGAAGATAGCAGAATTTGAGTCAATTCCTAGGATATTATCAATTGGGAGATATTCTCTTGATGTGGTTGATTCTGAAGTATCTTTTACATTGACTCTGACAGTGGTAGTATCAATGTATGGGTTTGGTAGAATATACTTTTGGTTTGGTTGTGAGGTATCTACAGTGAAGGTCTTGGTTAGTAGGGTGCCTTCATAGATGGTGATATTATCAAATGTTGCTTCTCCCTGAGAAATGCCAACAGTAATGTCCTCTGGTACTGAGAATATGTAACTGGTATTGTCTAGATTTCCTGTGCAGACTATTCCTTTCTTTAGAGTTGCTGTCTTATAGGTTGAATTAACACCAGAAAGGGTGAAGGTTATATTTGCTGTTGCTGCTCTTCTTGATAGTGGAACATACCCAACATTCCTTGCAAGAGAAACTACATTCTCTCTGAGGGTAGCACTATCAATGAATGACTCATTAACCACCATGTTGGTGTTAAATGCAGTCAGATAGGTATTATAGGCAAGTACATCAATTAATACAGAGAAGTTTGAACCTTCAAAATCAAAGTCACTGAAGGTTGAATTTGCTCTTAGGTAGTCTTTGATTGATGCTCTAATCTGATCAAAGTCTAGATTAGTGAACTGTGTAAATGCCATTAGTATCTGGTTGGTTGTAATATGAAGGTTACTGCCTGCTGTGGTACACTTAGACCAACAATATCATAAACAATACTCACATCCATAGCATTATCTTCTGGGAATAGTGCAACATCAACACTTCTCAATCTCACCCTAGGTTCAAAGTTATTAATTACAGTTCTGATTTCATCCTTAATTGGTTCTTCAAGTCCAATATCAGCAAGTTCAAAGAAATAATTTTCAACCTTAGAACCCAAAAGGGGATTAAAGAACCTCTCACCAATCCTAGTTCTCACTAGGTTGATGACTGCCCTCTTGATTGCATCCTCGTTCCTTAATGAAATGACATCATTAGTAACAGGATTCCTCTTGAAGGACAGACTGATATCTTTAAATCCCCTTGAGACAGATTCTAAAGGCACTTTGTGAGTCTATTATTTACTTGTATTTATTGAGGTTTTCCATAAACTGGTTCAGTGCCATACTCCCAGTCATCATAATCTTCATCATTCCTGATTTTTTCATGAATCTCTGCCTGTTCCTTTAGGTGGTGGTCCTGATAATTCATGACTTCTTGCAAAAATATTCTGTTTTCAGTAACATTTTCAGTTGATCCATAATCTGTAACCAATTTTGTGGTCCCCCACATTTGATGCATGTAGTTTTTGTCTCTGTCTACAGGTAAGTTTGACATAAATTTACTAATTCTAGGTTGAATTAGAACTTTTTAAGGGGTTCCTATCCCTTAATCAATATAAAAACCTTTTCTTAAATAATCCTCATCCTCAACATATCTATAATTTTCAACATCACGACCCTTTTCTTCATCCCAAATAGGAATTGCAAAGGAATTACCATGCCTAAAATCTGGATTTTGTCTAAAATGGACCTCAATTAGGTTGCCATCAACAAATTCGCAGTTAATCCAGTCATAATTTCCCTTTAAATTGTTCAAAATTTCAGGAAACTCTACAATTCTATCAACTTTTTCCCATCTTTGCCACTTATACAGTGGATCAGAAGGGTGTCTATGACCCTTTACCACCAGTCTAGGTTCTTTCTGGTAGAAGTCAACACTCAAATGCTCACCATTGAAGACTTCACACCAGAAATCTGATGGATGGAAGTGATCCGTGGTATCCTTAATCCACTCTATCCTTGCATTCCTGCCCATTCCTAGCAGGTTGAACATAGGTCTGACTATGTAGTACCCTGGACGTGAAACAGGCACCCCTGTAGGTCCACAGAGATGCCCGCTTTTAGTTGCAAGTATTAATTTGTTATATGCCCAGAGATCATCCTCATGGATAATTGCCCACTCATCTTTAGAGTCTAGACAATACATAAGGTGATCTCTGCTACATTATTTATTTACCCTGACCACGATAACGCTTACCAGCACCATTACGAGATGTAGCAGCATATTTGGTATGCTGACCATTACCCTGACGAGTCTTCTTGGGTTTGGACTCAATGATGACTTTGTTAGTGAGTGAAGGACGCTTTGCCATGATTAATTTTCCTCTTTAATAAATTCAACTGAAAGATCCGCTGGATCAGGTTTCCCTACCTGAAAGTATGACTCAGATAGATCGTCCATAATACTGAACATCTGCTCTTCTGTCAAGGCATCAGGTAGAGGTTTGTCCCTGTGCATCTGTAGGGGAGTTCCTTTATACAGAATACGATACTTATCCATTAGATAACCCTTGTCTTTTCATGACCAACTCTAATTGCTGGGTGACACCAGATATCAAAACCGCACTTGCGCTTAGCATCAAGACAGAATGAGACATCTTCTCCGCACATGTCTTGTACTTCACCTGAATCAAAGACTTGCATTTGAGGTGCAAACCAAGGATACTTCATTTCAGGGTGCTCAAATACACCATTCTTAATCAGTACCCAACCAAATCCAGTGTAATCAACAGTGAATGGTTTCTTTCTATTAACAATGGTATCAACCATTTCATGATTCATGACGCCTCCATTATTCTTGAAGTCGTCTTCATCCAACCAATGAGCAACAGAAGTGGTTCTACCATCCTCTGTAGCATACCAACCACAGGCAATGTCCTTATCCATGTCAAAGACTGCCCAGAAGGCATTTGTATTGAATACAATGTCACTATCAATCCAGAGTTGGTAATCATACTCTAGTTTGCCTTGCCAGGGCACTTGATCAGGTCCTGCAAGTACATTTGCTCCAAGGCACTTACACCTTGCAAAGTTCACCATAGAACTATAGTCTTGTGAGATCTGAATACTTGCACCTGATTGTACCAGATCAAAACACAACTGAACAAAGTTCTTTAGAAATGTATATGATACTCCTCTACCAGGCAGACAGAAAACAATTGTTTTACCTCTAATTCTTTCCTTACACCTTTCAATATCAAAAAGTGGTTGTTCTTCTGGTTCTTTTGCTTTTACTGTAAATCCTTTTGCCATAAGATTAATTCAATTTGTGATGACGTACGTATCACTTCATATGATACTGGACTATTTATTTTGTGTCAATCCAAGTCTTTTATGTGTTCCTTTGGTTAAAATTTCATAGTCCTGAACAACACCACTCTTAAAGTGAATCCTACAACCAGGCCAATCTTCCCATGCTCCATTCCAATTGGAAGGATAGACCTCAATATATTTTGTAATCAGATGTGGTTGATATGTACCATGTACCCCAGTTGGAACCCATTCATGGTTTGCCCATTTAAACTTAGGGTCATACTTAGGATGCCCCTCCTCATAGATTTCAAGAGTATGACACCCAACATAACTTGGATACCACAATAGACCACTAGGGTCAACCCAGTAGTCAGTCATGGTGCCACCAATACCTTCTTCTATGTCTTTGGTTTGACAAATTACATTTGTAAACTGCTCACCCAAATCATATGATGACTTAAAGTAATCAAACATTCCCATGGTTAATTTGCTGTTTACATGTATCTATTATATGAGAGAGATAGGGCGGGTCAATCATTCTCTGGACCAAGGACTCTTGATCTCTATGGTATCCAAACCATCAACCTCTGAGGGGGTGACAATAATTTCTGGGTTCTCAAAAGGATTCTTATCTTCTTCCTCCCACTCCTTCAAAATAGTCTGAGCTTGTTGATCCACTAATTTCATCTCTGCTTCAATCTTTGCTTGAATCCACAGTTCTTTCAACCATGCAATGATTGTCAGAGCAATTTGATTGATGGGAATCTTCTGATTATTTGCCCACCTCTCTGCCTTCTGATACCACATCTCCTCACCACCCCACTGATGGTCAAATAGTTTCGTCATAATTCACTATCTCAAATTCTTCTACCTGGAAATCTGTGGAAAACCCTGCATGGATCATCTGGGAGATCCCTGTGAGAGTTTTCTGACACTCAGACAGATCCCCCTCACAAAATACCCTGTCTCTTGCAATCAACTTGTAGACCATTTTTTACCCTGGAAAAATTTTTTCTTATAATGGGACCCAATTATATTTAATCCCTCCCACAGGCAAATTCCAATATAACTGAACTCATCCAAGGGGCTGGTCTCTGTCCCATAGACCTCATTATAGAGCAACCTCACAGGAGTTTTTGGTCCCCAGAAAATTTTTTTTAGCACTTGAAATAACTCTCTTGTTTTCAAAGTTTTGTAGGTTAGGGGAGTCTGGTTTTTTCGCATTACCCCACAAGGTATAACATAACAACACAAAATACCTGCTAATTCACTATAGCATAGGCACTGCATTTTGTCAACCCCTGTATACACTGAGACCCACACATCTCATCACTGTCTTATACTGTTTTTCCACAAGTTTTCCACAATTATTCACAAGTTTTCCACAGGTATCTTATACTGAGTTTCACTGAGATTGTGTCACTCACTGGGATCTCACTGATTTACACTGAGACCCTGTGGAAAACTATCACTGTCAAGGGGCATTGTGCCACCTCTGAGTGTGTCTGAGGGTGCTTGACTTTTCTGTGGGTTTGTGATACAATGGGGGCCAAGATCACTAGACATCTAGACATTTACTGTGTTTTCCACAATTTATACACTTATTGTGGAATCTGTGGAAAACTCAACTACATTTATTTTAACATTTATTTGATTTCCCTAACAATGTGCGGAATGAACATTTACCACAAATCTAGATCAAACTTGTCCTCCATCATGTATGCTAACTCACTGACATAAGACCATTCTAACCATGCCACATTCTTCTGTTCTTCAGTATCACACAACTCAATCTGTTTGTATGTCTGAACTCTGAGAAGTTCTAGTCCTTGGATGATCCTTTGTGCATCCTCTAGACATAACTCAATTTGAAAAACTTTGTTTGGTTTCATCTTAACTTAGGACATGAACATAATCAATGGATTTGATACACCAACCAGATGCACATGTGATCTCTTCAACTAGATCATCCTCATCATCTGCAACCCAATTAGTTCCAATGTATTCATCTCTTAATTCTTGTTGAACTAGGGTCATTTCTTCCTCTGGGATGCTATCATCATCAGTAGAAAGATCAAAGGTGATTTCTGTAATTTGGTACATCATAATTGTCAGAGAATAGTATCAGGATCAGCACCTATGGACGACAACATTTCAGGAAGTTCATCATCAAAATAGTTGGAAACTTCATTGAGAAGATCCTCCTCAGACAAACATTCTGCATTGTTGACTATAGTATCATAGACAAATTGTTCCATGGTTTTTAGATCCATTCCATCCACAAGTTTCTCAGCATAAAGAGAAACAAGATCATCAAATTGGGTAGAGGTTAGAGTCATTTTGCTTGTTGAACTTTGTTGATTGCAATGGTGATAGATGTGGTCAGCATGATACAAACATCATTGTGACACACAGCATAAACAGGTTGCTGCGTGTTGATGTCATAAGTGTACTTAATGGTCATTTTGTGTTGTTAATTAAATCTTGTTCAATCTGGTGAAGTGTTTGTACTGTCCAGTTCTCAGGACTACCATGAGGTGCATACAGTTGACTATACCTTAGACCATACAGATCTGGATTTAGTGGTTGCAATTTCTCTAGGGTATTTGCAATCATGAAGTTGATTTGATGTTGATAATCAGTCATTCAAACATTCTCCTCTTGGTGGTTATCAATCATCATCTCATTGATCTCATCATGGTTGATCTTTTCATCATCCCAGCGTACACCATCAAGAGTGGTGAACTTATCAACATTGTGCATGTTTCTGATGAACTTTTCATAGGGAGTTTCATCATCATTTTTGTACTCTACACATGCAACAGCAGTGTTATACAGAAACTGATTGTTTTGCATCCAGAGAGATACATTCCAGGTTTCATAATTTGCCCAACCATTGTAGGTCTCTTGGGGCATTGCAGTGGTTTGATTTTTCATACATGTATGATAGCACAAAAAACCCCCAAAGTCAAGGGGGTGTGTGCCAGTTCCTCAACTGGCACATCATTATACTTAGAGGTCAGAAATCAATGCTATCATCATAGTCATTCTCCATGATGTAGGCATCAGAAACCATAGGAACCTGATCCTCTTGAGTGTCAACAACAGCATCAAGAATCTCAAGCATTTGAGCACCATTCTCTGCCTTGGAGAGCATACCAATGGCAGCAGACTTAGGCATGGAAAGAGTAGCAGTCATGTGTGTTAGTTAGTGTAAAGGAACTTGCAACAATGAAAGTTGCAGAGAATCCACCTAGGTGGAAGGATTCAGTGCAACTATCCTCAGAAAGTGTTGAAGACAAAACCATCAACAAAGTGGAAATCATAGCGAAGATTAGATTCCCAGGTTGCAGTCCAATCTACAACAATGGGGGTATCATCAAGGTTGATAGGATAGCAATCAGAAACAAATTGCTCTGCAAATTGTTCCTCACTGTCATACTGTCCATAATAGGCATCAGTGAAGTTTGCAATGCACTCAATACCAAACTCTCCTACAAATGCCTCCACAGCATCATAAGAATAGTCTTCACCACATTGCACATACTCTTCATAAAACTCAAGGAAATTGTCATTTCCATGCTCTTCAATGAAGGCAATCATGTCACCTTCATAATAGTTTTCTTCCTTCAGTTCATCAATCTTTGCTTGCACATCTTCAGGCATGGAGATGATGATGTTGGTGGTCATTTCAGTGGTTTGATTTTTCATACAAGTATGATAGCACAGGTTCAGGCAAAAATCAAGGGGTCTTGTGCCAGTTTGTCAAGTGGCACAATTTCTCTTCATCCAACCAGCAAATCATCCATAGAGTGCATCACATCTTGCTCAATCAGTTTGAGATTCTCAGCAGTGACATTTTCCATGATCCATTCATCATTCAGATTGAACAGTTCAGTGTACCAAAAGTCAAAGCACATTTGATTATACTCTTGCAGGTTGTTGAGAGCATTAGTGAAGGCAGAAATCATTTGTTCAGTTGTTTGCATTTTTCAGGATAAATTGGACATCATCAAGCACATTCTTGAGTGCAGATCTACTATAACCAGAGGCATAAGGATAACCCTTGTTGCTATCACCTATTGCCATCTCTGATTCATAGATTGCCTGCTCACATGTTTTAGCAATTCTATTCAGTTGTTCAATTATGGTTTCATTCATCAGCAAGCACCTGCCATAGGATTACCAATTTGGGGAAGATTGCTGTTGTCCTTGACAACAACATAGTTGTGAGATTGGTAGTCTCTGAGTTGCATTTTCTTCTCAAAGTTGTTAATGAACTTCTTTGAGATTGTCTCAATTCCTTGCCACTCTAGAACCTTAAGTGTCCACTTGTCAGATACACCACCATAGGGCAACTTGACAGGATAGAATGACACAACCATTGTGCCATCTTTAGATTGAAAAGTGGGGAAGTCAGTGGTTTGATTTTTCATACAAGTATGATAGCACAGAAACCCTAGAAAGTCAATGGGGGTTGTGCCACTTCATCATCTGGCACATCATTATACTTTTCCGCATCAGTTCCGTGATACATGTAGTAAATTGTATTATTCATGCTTATCATCATCAACATGAGGGTTCTTGATAACAAGAAATGCCTCATGAATACATCATCACTGATCTCCATAATCTGCCCAGAAAGCATCATTGTGGGATGGACGAATACAATCTACACCATGGTCACGGATTACAGCAGCATTGTAAGGAGAATCATCAACCCAGAATTGAATAGACCAGAAACGCTCAATGTCCATGAGTTGATTACCCTTACACTGTGAACCAGTGCAGTCACTATCTGCGTTCATCATGTAGAGTGCATCAAACTCTGGGAGATGTTGTTGCAACCACATTGCAGTTCCATCTGCATAAATGTCAGGACGTGCAGTGGCAACAACTAGATCAAACCCATGAGATTTGCAGTGCTTTGCTACATCAACAACAGCATCAATAGGTTCGAATTCATCACACTGGTCAAAACCAGATTGTGAACCATGATGACACAGAGTTGCATCAAGATCAAATACAACACACTTAGGGTTGGAGATGTTGTAAATGACTTTGGAGAAAGTTTTGTTTTTTTGCATACTGCAATGATAGCACGGATTCAAGGATTTGTCAAGTGTATTGTGCCACTAATACATGTGGCACATGATAACACTAATTCTGCTCAAGTTGTTCTAGTTGTGAGTTAAGTTGCTCTGCATGAGTTTGTACAATGTTGAGACCAACATTCAGGATGTTAGCAACACCACTGAAACCAATGGAAGCAACAACAATACCAGCAAAAAAGGTTTTCATTTGATGTTCAGGTGAGGTTGATTGTAGATCATGTGGTCAAGAATTATGCCAATCTTCTGTCTGTATGTTTCATCATAATTCTTGCTACATTCTTCATAAGCATCATACAGTTTGGTATAAAGAGCATCCCAATGTTCTTTGCTGATGTAATGGATTGTTTCAGTCATAATCAAACAGGGAGAACACAAAATGTACCACACCAACCACGAACCCAGTTGAGAGTATCACTGTAACTGGTGCGAGGTTTGGACATCACCATGCTCACATTCTTCTCAGGATTGTATGCAATGGCAACATACATGTTTTCTACTTTTTGAATCCACATTTGATTCACTTTACCTTCTTTCCAGTTGGTGTGATAGTGGTAGATTTCTGAGGTGTTTTGATCTTTCATACATGTATGATACCATGGATTCCAGGAAAAATCAAGCACGTTTGTGCCACTTCTACAGGTGGCACATGGTATAACTTAGTGCCCATACATTTGTGGTATAAGCCCCTGACAAGACTTGAACTTGCGACCTGAGCTTTACAAAAGCCCTGCTCTATCCAACTGAGCTACAGAGGCAGAAAGTTGCTAACTTTCTGTGTATTTAGCAATGAACCAAATGAATAAGATAGCAATGGCAATCAAAAGTATCCATTTCCAGGCATACACAAAGAATACAGCAGCAAGCAGAAAAAAGACAAATCCAGGACTAAAAGATGCCTCTGAATTGTTATCATTTGAACTGCTGCTAGAACTATAAGAATTGTCTGGCACTGCCATAATACATTTGCCACCAGTTTGTGATTCAGCAAATGTAACAGCATCAGAGTGAGTGTATGCTTCTACATACACAGTTTGTAACCAATTAGATGGTGTTTTGATTGTACACTTCCACTCAGTCATTTGTTGTTGTATTCTACAATGTACTGCTTGAGAGTGTCAACATAATCTTGTGGATTCTTGATGAACACTTGGGT